GGACTGGATTAGAATTACAGACGGGCGTTCAACAGCAATCAAGGATTTTGCAGGCACCAACGCCAAATTGGCCAAGTATGCGCATGACTACTTACGAGTTATTGAAGCTATTGACAAATTTATTGCCAACGATCGCCCGTATTTAGATGTTCATGGACACTACTTTTATACGCGAGTTAGTTACTTGAAGTGCAATATTACTGCAGACATAGGCATCTGCTCCGAATGTCTGTACGACATCGAACCTCTGACACTTATGGCTTACGCCCTTCATTTCAAAATTCCAAAAATGGTCGCAACCATGATTCAGGCACCAGAGCTCATTCATCGTGTTGAATTTGTCGATCGACTTTTCAACGTGAAATTCCGCTGGTCAGGCAAGGAGTACATTCAAATGGTTATGCCTGGTGGTGAGCTTGGATACACACACAAAGCTGAGAACTACTTCTTCTGGTGTTTTGAAAATTACTATGAGCCCCCTGCTGAGTATTATGGGTTACCCTGGGCTCCCCACATCATGGTTTTTGAGCGCAATATGGCAATAGGCATACACACGAAAATGAACATTTACATTAATCCGCGCTTAGAGACTAGATTAGTTAGAATGGTCCCTAGCTGCGTTCGAGATTATTGCCGTCTGTGGCGTATATTCCCTTGGTTACGATACAGGAAGATTAACTATTTTTACACTCAGCGAGACAAATACGAAGCAATTTATGGTTTCGCCTGTCGGCAACAGGTTGCAGAGTTCGAACCACCAAAAATATTAGCGTTAGCGCATTCCAAAAGATTTCAGATCACAATCGCTGGTCAAATTCTGCAACTGGATTGGAATGCAGACATGGATATCGTCACAGAAACATCGCTTTTTGCTATGGTGCATGCAATATTTACTAGAGGTGGGTTTTATGAGATTCTTCAGAAAGCGCTAGCCGTTTCGAAAAAAGGAGGGTTTTCACGCGATTTGCTACCTAACGCAAAGTTAGGGGCTCTGCGCAGTCTGTTTGACTACTTTTGGAACAGCCCTTTTGGTCAGGACATGAACTGGGACAATCTAAGAATTGCAGAACGAATGGACACTGTCTTAAAAATTGATACCACGATCATTGACGATCACATCGAACTGTTGGACGGAACTGTTGTTGGCACATGGAAGAAATTGATTTCTCCATCACCCGATCCTCATGTCACAACTGCTCTCTGCGTCTTTAGAAGTATCAATTTCCCAGAGCCTGAGCGAAAGCCACTCAGAGTAGAATTTGATCTACACAAATTTGATCAGAAGCGAAGCCATATAACTGATGGCCTGAGTCTTGAAGATGCGTCGGAGCAGCTTGAATTAGGTAACATTCAAACTTTGGTCAAACCGTTGCCTAAAAGATGGACGGTTTATGCGAATTTCAAACGCGCCGTCACGCCGCTATTTGGCATGATAAAAGAAGCTGTTAAGGCACAGGCTTCTATTCCTCTGCAGCTTGATGGACCGCCGGCTATGGACGCCTCCGCATACACCGACATTGTTCTGGCAAAAGAGAGTGAAAATTCTTCTACTGTGGCCAATGATGGCGATTCAACAACCAACAAAATCGAGAGTGCTGATGAAAGCACTGAAACGTCTTCTCAAACCGCGTCCGAGACTGATCAAGAAGAATCTGATACAAGCAGTTATACGACTGCTACTGATCACTCGCTTGCCATTGAATCATCAGACAATTTGACTGAGATTGAGGAGAAAGTTGAAGAGATGTCCAACCAAGTATTTCTTGATCAGATACTAGCTCAGGGCATCGCATCAGGATTAGCCCCAGAGTCATTGGTCACTGAAGCTACCGCGCCTCCTGTGTCAAAGAGCGTCTCCTTAACAGATGTTCACACTTTGGCTATAACCAGAGTTTTACATCCGAATACGGAGTTCTTGATTTCCTGTCTTCCGGAGCACATTGAGGTCATTTACGATGAATTTGAGCATCCCATATCTCTCAGCTGGCAGCTAAACAAAACACCTGAGTTATTGAATCTGCTTATGTATCAGAATGGTGCGGACTCGTTAATCCAAGACTTGAGCGGCACAGGTGTTGCATCTATTGAGATTGCAAAAGCCCTCGACTCATTAAAAGCAAAATACGAAGACGAAGATTCAATTTATGAGCAAGGGTTTGAAGTGCAAGGAGTTGAAGAAGCCAAGGCAGTCATCGTGCCACAAGAGTACAAGACCCGAGACGAACCCGAGGTAATTGCTAAACCAGAGCCCAAAAAGATTGGCCCTGATTCTAAGCCGTCGAAACATCATTGCTCAAAAGCCCCGCATTCCAGACCGGATAGCAAGCACTTTATCAAGAAATTCCAATTGTTAGCGCATTCCTACACTGACTTTGGAACTCAAGCTTATCGCCCTAGAACTGAAGGCTGGAAATCTTGCCCAGAAAACGGGCAGAGAAAACTAGCATGCGTGGAACTTCAATGGATAATTTGCATGGCAAATGACGGTAAAATCAATTTGCATGAAAAGCACGCAGTTTTTTATGCAGGTGCAGCGCCAGGAATTCATATTCGATTGCTAGGTAAGGTTTTCCCTCACTGGGTTTTCCACCTTTATGATCCTAAACCATTTGCAGACAATTTAGCGAGCAAGAATGTGATTCTACATCAAGAGAAATTCACCGGCAAGACGTTCCGAGTTCCGCAGGTGTCGAACAAAAATCATTTGCTCATATCTGACATCAGAGGAGAAATAAACAATCCTGACGGCAGTTTCATTGAGAATGAGAAGCGTGATCAAATAGTCCTTAGGGATATGTTAGAACAAAGATCTTGGATGGTCCAAAACGGCTTTAAAGCTGGTTTGCTCAAATTCACATTGCCTTATGCTTCCGGCCAAACGGCTTACCTTACTGGCAAGCTTATGTTGCAACCATTCACTCATAATACTGGCACAGAATGCCGATTATGGGTAGATGCAACGGATTTCACGCAGACCAAGATGTACGATCACGACAAATATAATGACATGATGTTCAACTTCAACTGGAATTACAGGCCACATCACTTTTCGGATGTTACGCCTCAGGATGGTTACGACTGCTGCTATGACTGCCATTACGAAAAGATGCTGATTAGACAACTAGCGGTCATGGACACTAAGCAGCTGCATGTTCAAAACCCCGCTTTCTTGTTCCGCGAAATGTTCCACACTGCACCTGTTAACGAAAATTTAACCACCAAAGATAGAAAAACTGCAATTCACTCAAGAGCAGCCCCGTCCAGCGTCGAAATTGCAAATTTGAAATTGAATAGACTCCCCTATCAGGCTGACACAAGACAAGGGCAAATCGTTTCTGAGCTTACTGTTAAAACCGGTTTAATCACGATTAATGCTGAAAATTCATTGAGCAAGATGCAGGATTTTATGACCCACAAAGGTGTTAGTTCTAGTGTAGCAAACCTGGGAAGTCTGTCGAATTTAGAAGTGGTTTTGGCTGCATGCTCTGAAAAAGCTCGACAAGCATGCAACGCGATTAAAACAACTGAAATCAAAGCTAAAGTTTGCGTTTGGAACGCCTACTTTGGTTCCGGAAAGACTGCCAGAGCTGTCCAATTATTCAACAAAAGCGATGCTATGATTGTGCCGACAAATGCAGCACACGGAGATGCCACCTGGAAGATAAAAGATAAGTTCCGTGACATAAATTGGGGCCCAAATGTTTTCACGCCTGACAAAGCCATGAGCGAGAAGAATTTCAGGAAACTCATGTGCTCCCGTAGAATATTCATCGATGAAGTCTTCCAATTCCCTGTGGGTTATTTGCCAATGCTAATGACCCACCTTAGAGGTAAGGAATTCATACTTATCGGCGATATAAATCAATGTCAGTTCCACGATCCAGAAGCGGACACACGAGTCTATGGAGCAATCGATATCTTGAATTACGATCCACCAGTGCAGACACTCAACGTTACTTACAGGTGTGGGCCTTCAATATGTGCGCTAATTCGTAAATTATGCCCTGACTACAAAGTAGTTTCAGCAGCAGCTCATGATACTGGTATCAGGGTTGTGCCTTACGACGATATGGTCAGTGGCAAATATCAAACTGAATTGGAGAAGGGGTTTAATATCGCAGCATCGAATGTTACTTTAGAAAAAGTGAAGTCAGGTCGAACAATAAGAACTGCTCAAGGACAAACCTACGACACAGTCAATCTGTGCTGGACTAGGAACGACACCGCTCTCTTCAATAATGTCGGAGAAATGATTGTCGGGTTAAGTCGTGCTACAAGACAACTCAATATCGTAGAGGTCGAACCCGGGTCATTGCTAACTTTCCCGGTTAATTTACTCCCCTTGATTGACAATCCTATTCCATACGTGGGAGACAGCAATTTCGTGGTCAATGCCTTACCGAAAATGGAAGAAATTGCACCAGAACATCAGCGCTGTAAAGATGTTGACTTCAATGCTGATTTAGCTTCACAGTTCATTCACGTGAGTGGCGTTCCTTACGAGACTGCTTACTTTATAAAGAACCCGAGTAAATTACCAGATAAATTCGTCCTTGACCCGCAAGTCTTTGAGGACTACAAGCAGTTTAAGCATCTAGTTCTCACTCCATCTGCACAAGGTGCCGTTTATAGAGTTTCCTCTAAATGGCAAACGATTATCACGTCTCTTGTAAGATTGGCGGTTACTAACCGATTAAAGATTTTCCCAAGAGATGCTATCCCAGAAATGTTGAGTAATTTCCGTCAGATGTTTATCAATCCACAGTACAAGCCCATGAACCTAGATGATATTATTCATAAAGCTCAGTCGTCTGTCATCGAGTCGCAAAAAGAAAAGAAATTCCCTGATTTAGGCACCGATAAGAACCCGGCGGCTCTAGAAGGTCATCTAAAAACGATTGTTAAAATAAAAGAGGAAAACGCTAAATTATTGGACGGCAAAGCAGGTCAACCAATTTATGCGTGGTCAAAATGGTTAAATGTCCAGTTTGGGACCTTATTTAGATCCATTGCCGATATGCTCAGAAATGGTTTCTTGAAAGAAAACACGATTTACGCGAATGGGTACACTCCCGAAGAATTAAATGCCGCTATGTTCAAGGCATTTTACGGTGGCAATTCCGAGAATGGAATATGGGTTGAAGGCGATATGCCAGAGTATGATGCTAGTCAACACGCTGAGACCATAATAGCCGAGTGGGAGATTTACAAACAATTTTTCGAAATTTTATTCGGCAAGAATGATTGGAATTATCATCTTTATCTGATTACTAGAATTAGCGCTGTGGTTTATGAATTAGGCTGTAAATTTTCAAATAAAGAAATGAAAACATCAGGCGAACCGGGCACGTTTTTATGGAATACCATTTTATTAATGGCGATATTTGCCCGAGTGTTGAAGCCGGAGTGGTACATTGCAGGCGCCTTTGGCGGGGATGACAGTGCTGTCAAAGTCAATGCTACAAAGGAACAATTAATAAATCGAATCGCAGAATTAAAATTGAATATGAAATTCGATCTTCCACCTGTTACTATGTTTTTCCATCATTTCTTGACGTCTAAAGGCATGATTTATGACCCTTATCGACTGCTCTTAAGCTGTTTGTCGAAGAATTATTATCAGGATAATTATAACTCTGTCTTAAAGTTAATCGAAGAACGACAGAAAGCCGTTGCCGACAAGCTGAAGGCTTACACAAATTACAACATGCTTTTTGCATGTTTGAAACAGAGATATAAAATGAGCATGGAGCATTGTCAACAATTAATGACGCATTTGGAGGCGTTTACGGCAACATCCCCAAAGAAGATTGCTCAACAATTAATGCCCGTGGTCGTACAATTAGGACCAACTGGCCCACACTCTAAATAATTATAATAATACTGATGAATAATAATACACCACACTTTCTAAGAGATAAGCTTAGAAGAAGTCTAGTTGGTGATTCCTCTGTTAATAATTTACATAAAATCATTACTTTTACTGTTACAAAACAAAAACATTTTAAAATACATAAAACCTATAAAAATCTTTCTTTATCAAAAATGGAAAATCTTTCTGCTACCGAACAAAACCAAATCAAATCCGGGGAACCTCAGTTCAAAATGCCAGACTTGGTTGACACCAAAATCGTGATCTCTCACATTCCGGAGCTTCGCTCATTGGAAGTCAAAATCAGACCCGAAACAATCATTGAGTACACCGGTCATCAATTCCAACTCTACACTGAGCCTATTTTAGGCTGGTGGCAAGAATGTGTTGAAGCGCTCGGCCTCAACTGGAAGATCATCATCAGACCTTGTGAAGATCAAAAGTACGAAATGGTTCTTTTGACCGATACTGGTGATTTGACACTGATCGGGTCAAACCCAGCTCAAATTGCCGAAGCATTGGTTACTAAGTCACCTGGCTCTATTAGATTCTGGGATGAAGCTATCGAATTTGCAATTAATTCTGCCAAGACGATCAAACCACCTGGCCCAGATCATGTTGATTACATGTATGGGTTATTCGAGATGGACGAAAAAGACATGTCAATTCTAGTGCCTCACATTTTCACCTGCGCATGGTACTTGGCCTATTACGGGCTTCGTTACGAAATCGAGTCATGGGTTAACCACGCCTCATTGATCATTGGAGGCTTAAAGAGATCTCCCCATTTGCGAATCCATGACACGCCTTTTCAAGCGTCAGCTATTGCAGACATAACTGGGATCACGACTGGTAAATCTCCTATTTACGACATCCTTTGTGTCAAAGCTCTTCGCTGTAAAGGAAGAATTAGTGTTTTCTCCAGTGAAGAAAAGACCGACGGAACTCAAAAGACCGTTGTCGAAATCATTTTGCCAGGCCTGGAGAAGAACTACGAATTGTTCACTTCAATCCACTGGGGCGTTGTTCAGTTCAAGAATAAAATTGCCGAACACATCATGAACGATCAGTTCGTTATGCATCGTTTAACTCAATTTCGAAACGGCAATAGGAACGAATTTCTCAAAGATTTCTATGAGAACTTGGACAAATTCTTCTCAGGTGAAGATCAATCTGTTCTAACTGCCATAACCTTGGAGTTGATAGAAAAACATCGAACCTACTTGACTTTCGCTAACTTTGACTACGACTTTTATTTTGGTTCACTAATCTCGAGTTTGAAAATGCACGATTTCTCAGCTGTTTTATCGATGATATGGAATAAATTGATGCACATTGCAAATGGTAATGAACTCCGAGATGTCCTTCGCCAGAAAGGGTTTAATTTAGTCACTTGTGAAGTTTCAAATCCAGCAAGCACCAAATACAAAGCGATCGCCACTGACGGAACACTCGAAATCTCAGTTTCAGCGAATCGAGGTATTCAAGCAGAGAGACAGGCTCAAGCTGAAAAATATCTTCTTAAGATGGTTGATTCCCCAAAGATTGTTATCAATTTAGCTGAGATGTTTACATTTGACGAATTCAATAACCTATTTAACGATCACGTGAGCATTAGTGATATGTCACCAAAAGACATTCAGGATCTAGCTGAGTGCTATCAAATGGCGTTAGATGAAAACCAACAGAACGCAGCCAAAAATGCGCTGGCTGAATTGTGGAATCGGATCATGCACAGCACAAATGGCAACTACAGAAGAGTCGAAAAGCCAAAACCTAAATTCCATAAGAAAAAGGCGAGAGTTGCTAAAATAGCCAAAAAGGTTGAGAAAAAGGTTGAGAAGAAAGTTGAACAGAAGATAAAAACTAGTCAACCTCAAAAACCAGCAGTAGCTCTTCAAGTTCAAAAATTTACAGCAAATCGAGTCAAGTCATTCGCTGCAAAAGAGCTCAGTTCTGAGATCAAGAATATCATGGCTTATTTCGCTGCTCCAGGGGCTGTCAGACCTATTCAATATTCCGGCCCTTACAACGACTTTCCAACTTACCCAGTGACGCTATTTTCGAAAATAGATGCCAATTGGGCGTCTGATTCATCAGATGACATGCTTTACGGATTTCTGTTTAGAGATCCTGCAAGAGCCCTTATTGTCAAGGATAATAACCCGAGCAACAAAGACCTTCAGTATCTTTTCATGTTCTATGATGATACTACATCTACAGTCGGAACGACTTTTCAAGTTGCCGGTTCAGGAGCTGATTGGACTGAACTGCCTATTGCTTACGCTAAAAACAATCTTGTGGAAACATCCACCCAATGGGCACCGCACGGCTCATACTTGGCTGTTGGAGTCACCGAATCACACACTGCTGGCGCGATATGGATGGACAATACATCACAGGTTTCAGGTACTGCCACACTCTCAGGCACGGATGAAATGTCTATTGAAATGTCCAGATGGACTGGTAGCAAATTTGAAGTTGACACAGTTTTGACCGGTATCACTTCCGCTATCGGGTTTTCAATCACAAAATCTGGATATTACACCTTTAGGTACAAACGGTCCGATACAACTGGAGTCTTTGGTTCAGGAGATTTAAATCTCAAATTGACTCAAATTTCTGGAACTGTTTACCGTCATTTCGGGTTGCCACAAATTGACACACAATTTGGCAGCTTCACTGAGTGCAGACTGAATGCTCTGAGCTTAATGTATACCAACACTTCTCCGGTTCTAGACCTAGCTGGAGACTTATCAGCAATACAAATTTCAGGTGCCAATAATTGGCAGCAATGGGTTGATTACCCAAAGTTATCTCAAGCTCAACACAACTTTAGACATGTCGCAAAGAATGGTTTCTACGGATTCATGAAGCCTGCAATGGTTGAGGATTTTGACATCAAGCCATTTATCGAATTAGGAGGGGTTAACGGCAACATAGTATCTAAGTACTATTTTAAATTAGACACGAAGCTCAATTTTCTAGCCGTAGGTATACATATACCTGACACACAAGGTAGAGTTGGCTATTGGACTTTAACCACTGGTATTGAGTTTCAAACTCCTTCCCAATACTTTTCGCTCCGAACTCCGAGAATAGACTCGAATACATTCCAGACGGGAATTTCACAGATGCGAAACGTTAAGCAGTTCGATGAAAATCCACTTCATCTCAAAGATATATTTGCGACAGCTAAAAGAATTGCTGACACTGTTGTCAAATACGGTGGATTCGCTTCAAAAGCTGCTGAATTCATAGGCGG